AAAAAGGTATTAGATTGTGACTATCAATAAATATCCAAAAAGAGGCCAAACAAAATTAATCTGTTAGAGTAATTGTGCCTTCGTCAAGATTAATTTCTCCCTTTCCATATTTACTAAATAAATCAGTTGAAAGGGTTTTTTCCTTTTGAGATAATTGAACTTGAAGTGATTTAAGTTCATTTTTTTGAACTTCAATAGTATCTTCAGCAAGTGCTACTTGACCTCTTCTAAAGGTTAAATCACTTATTTGTTGTCTTAATTCAATAAGTTGTTGAAGTTCGTTTTGATCTAATTTTTGGGTATTTTTTGTAACTTTTCTAACAGCCATAACATTTATTTTTAATTGTTCAGATATACATATATTAAAAGGAAGATAGAATTAATTAAATTTAAAATTCTTCAAAATTAGGGTGGATAAAGTAAATACCTGGAGGTACTATAACCCGACCATTAACAGTTTCCCAAGTCATAGTTTCCGTTAATTCTAAGGGTTCATAACTAGCATAAATATAATCACCTTTTTTTATACATTGATCTAGTTTAGTTTGTTGAAAACACATTGACATATGAGGAACAGCAGGATCAAGCCAATTTTCTAATAATTCTTCTTCAGTGTTTATTTTAACAAAATGTATCATGATATTGGGGTTAATTGTATAAATAATGTTGGGTCAAATGCGCTACCCCAAAAACCAGCGGCACTACAACTTACATTAGTGCTACTACTTACAAAAGGCAACCAAGTAGCTTCATTTGAGGCTGTAGTATAACCAGTCCAAGTTCGATTTGGGAACCAATCTGTAGTGCTACCTCTTTGTCCTATGTAAAAAGGTCTATTGTTATCAACTCCTATAACTCCATAAGTTGTACTACCTAAATGATTAGCATAAAAATTCTGCCAACCTGAAGCGAATTCACCTGTGGTATTTAAACGAGTCCAAGTATTAAGGTTAACTATACTACCATCACCCCTAGAATAAGTTTGAGACCCACAATGATAATGGAAAGTATTAGTATCTATGGCTTTACTAAAAACATTAAAAGCAAATACTCTACTCCAGATACCACTACCTGATACTAAGGTAAAGGTTAATAAATCAGTTTCACTATTATTTCCAAATACAAAACCACTAGCATCACCTGTACCAAATATATTACCTCCTGAAATAGCTAATGTAAAGTCATTACCACAACTAAAATCAGTGAATATACTACTTGTATGATTGACTACTCGGGTCCAAGTTGTAGTGTTACCTGTACTCGTATTTTGACCTGTTCTTCCTTCAAAATTTCTACCAGCGGCAAATAATACACCTGAACCACCTGAACCACTCATAGCCATACCCATTTCTTCACCCATAGATACTCTAGTCCAATAAGTATTGTTATTTACAACAATAAAATTAGTAAGGGCAGCAGTAGTAGTTCCATTGCCAAGTTGACCATTACCATTAAGTCCTATACCAAATAATCTACCATTACAAATACCAATAGCATTATTAGCACCAGCTGCTATGTCTGACCATCCATTAGACCCAGTAGTTACTTTAGATAATTGATAACTTTGACCTGTGCCCGTGTAAGAGGTACTACTACCCATAGAATATAATTCACCACTTGAGGATAAGAGGTAAATAGCTACAGCATTACCTACTATTTTAGTCCAAGTACTAGTACCTAATGAAGCACTAACCATACCATATGGTCTATCATAAAATGGGGCTGTTGGGTAAGTATATCCACTATTAGTACGTGATCCTGACCTAAGTACATTTGAATTAACAACTAACCCTCCTGAAGGGTAAATTGTAGCAGGTGTTACTCCTATCTGTCCTAAACCAGCTATAGCTGTTGTTTCTATTCCGTTTATTTGAGGCATAACTTTATAATTGAATATATGTAAAATCAGGATTAAAATATATTTGATCTCTACTAGTATCAACAACCCATCCCACATATCTAGCTACGTGACCCGAAGATGAAGGAGGCACTCTAGTTACTGCACCTGGAACTAATGGGCTTAAATATACTGGTTGTCCTACTCGATATGTAGCTAAATCTGTGTTAATAGTAATAGTACCTTGGAGGAGTATTTCATTAGGATCTGCATTAGAAGTTACAACCCCTAATACCCCAATACTGCTGCCAGTAATATCAGCTTCAGCATTAGCCCATTGTGAACTGCCTGAAAAGTAAACTATATTACCAGCTATTAAAGAGGGCCCACCAGCCGCTGGCCAATCTCTAGCCATATGAGAACCTGGGGCATATTCTCCAGCACTAGTAACTGGATCATTTCTTACATCAATAGCGGTCATTACAGCATTACCCCCAAGAGTTAATGTAGTACCATCAAAAGTTAATGTACTTTCACCATTTAAAGTATTAGAGGTACCCGTAGCTGTAACTATATAATCATCAACATTATTATTAATTGTAACTCCTCCCCCACCTCCCCCACCTGAACCTGTATTTACAACTATAGGGAATGTAGTTCCATCACCTTTTGTAAAGGTAATTGTATTTAAAGAAACTGAAGCAGTAACAAGATTTTGAACTGCTAATGAAGAACTAATAGCATTAGTTGACCAGCTTGAGGTTCCAAATAATGAACCCGTATATCCATTCAGGGATGATACAGATCCTGTAAATTGGGTATCACCTATAACTCTTAATTCTGGTAAACCTGATCCTGATAAAATAACAGAACCTGTTATGGATAAATTTTGATTTAAATTATTAACAAAAGAAGCTGTTAAAGCATTAATAGCCCAACTAGCAGTACCATTTAAACTACCGGTAAATGAATTAGCCCACACATTACCATTAATAGTTAAAGAAGCTGAACTTGGATTTATTGTACCTATTCCAAGTTTACTACTTGAACCATATAGTACTGGTCCGTTGCTTCCTAATTTTACAGCTCCTACTGTAACATCTTGTACACCATAGATACCCATTGTATTTACTACATTGATATCATACAGCGCTGCATCATCACCTCCTTGGAGGTACATATTTCCATTTATAGGAACATAAATTGGTTGAGTTACTGTTAAAGATCCAGTGATTACTGCGTTTCCAGTATATGGGAAAACTGTTCCTCCTGCGGTAGATACTGTTATGACATTACCACCTGAATCCACTGCTAAGTTAGCAGTAGCAGTTCCTACAAAAGATGAAGCATTAGTATATGCCGGTAATGACATTTGAAGAGTACCAAGATTCCAGGAAACAACCTCACCAATACTACCAGCATTTGTACCTCTGAGTATTCTAAATCTATTTTGATATAGATCAATAAATGAAGCTGATGTATATGTTCCACCAGGGGCATTTAACCCAAGTTGCCCTCCTTCGTTTGCAGTATCACGAGCTCCTAATGTTAATGTATTTTCACTGGGCCCTATACTACTAGTTCCTATTGAAACTGCTCCGGTTATTATTAAGTTTTGATTTAGGGTATTTACAAAAGAAGATGTTAAAGCATTAGATGCCCAACTTGAGGTTCCTTGAAGTGAACCAGTTATACCTCCGGATACGTTAAGGCTTCCAGTTATTTGGGAAGCTTCAAGTGCTATAAGCCCTTTACGGGCAATAAATTCATTTGCCATATTAATTTCCTTTTTTCACTATCCAAAAGGCTATCAATACATATATGTTAAAGTAATTTTCTTATAGCTTTAAATGTATATCCACTACCATTTGTAATGCGAACACTAATAAGATTAGCACCAGAAAAAGAAGCCGATAATGAAGGTTCAACAAGATCACCACCTATAGCAGGAGCAGAAGTATCAGTAAAAGTTAAATTACTACTACCTGATAATACCATAAATTGTCCTATTCGAGCTCCTTCTGAACTCATTAATGTATAGTCGTAAAATCCTCCTTTGTAAACTGAAGTGGAGAAAGTATCGACATTACTATTAGCATCACTACCAATAGTAGTACTAATTACAGCAAATTGAGAACTACTAAGAGTTAAAAGTTGACCTTTAACATTAAGAGAACTACTGAAAATTGAAGTAGCATTATTAATTCTTAAAACTTCACTTGGTTCATTTTTATCAGTGTCAGAAGCTTTTAAAATTAAATCACCCGCAGCTCCTTCAGAAGAAATAGAAGTGACTTCACTAGTGATTATGGCAACAGAACCTGAAGTTTTTAAGTTACTATAACTTGAACTATCAATTGAGAATATAATTTTACCAGCAGCATCGCCAGTATTACCTCCTTTTAATTCAGTACGAGCACTACGAATCAATAATTCAGTTCCTATTGAATTATCAGCAATAGATTTAATATCAAAAATTGATTTTGGTTGTGAAGTTCCTATACCAATTTTAGGTTCCTTTAATGAATAAGAAAGGAACATTACTTCTTGGAGGTTTTCTTTACCTACTAAAATAGAAAGACTAGAACTATCACTTGCTAAAGTAAACTGAGCACTAGCACTTGTTAAAGGAGATAATAAAGATCCACTGGTATTAAATACCATAGATTCACTTCTAAAAATTGATAATTTACCATCATTTATAACAAAACCAGGAGAACCAGGTCCCACTACAAGACCATCAGTATAAATAACAGCTTCACCATTTGATCCTTGTACACCATAAAATCCCCCAATATTTAGAGTACCTGCGTGAACTCTACCTGAAGTAAAACTAGATTGGTTGTTATATTGCGCCCATATGCTTTTAGCTTGATAAATTTCTGTAGAAGATAACTGAGTCGCAGATGAATCACCAAACCCTAAAAAGACTATAGTAGTACCAGCAGCAGCAACTCGGGCATTAGTAAATAATTCTCGTCCATCTATTAAAAGATGACTACCACTATAACCAAAAGTAGTTAAGTCAAAATTTTGTTCTATAACTCCTGCTCTAAGAGTTGATTTGCCATTATAAGTACTATCATATATTTTTATATCAGTAGCATCTTCAATATTATTTGAGCCGCTAAAATAAGCTACACTATGATCATTTCCTCCTATAATAACTTCTACAGAATCTATAATTCCATCACCTTTAGTTAATCGTATGTAGTCAGCAATAGAAGAAGCAGTAACATAGTTGTTTACAGCAAGAGAAGCACTAGTAGCAAAAGAAGCACTAAAAGCAGTTATAGCAAATGAAGCAGTTGTAGCAAAAGAAGCACTTATAGTAAACGAGGCAGTTGTAGCTAAAGATGCTGTAAGTGCTCTAATAGCCCAGCTAGCGGTCCCAAACAACGAACCTGTAAAACTAGGAGCTTGTATTCTATTAGAGGCTAAAATTGACCCTGTAACTACTACTTCAGCTGATTGAGGAAGATCATAATTGTTAGGAAAAACATTAAGGAGATCATTTCTCGTTCCATCTCCTTTTCCATTTCCTATTGTAAATAAAGAAGAACTGACTTTAGGATTTTCGGTGTTTCTTACATTGTATTTCCCTATAATAAGACGTTCATCACTATCATAAACGTAAAGTCCCTCACCGCTAGCTAAAATATTTCTATTAGCTCCTATAGAATGAGATATACCAGCTATTATACTTTGTTGGGTGTCATCACCTATTATTACTTTCCCACCTACAACTAAACTATTTTTTAATCTACTATCAAGTTCATTAGCTTGTCCTATTAAAATATAATTACCAGCACCACCACTAGACCCAGCAATATTATTAGACCCAATAACTATAATACCTGAATCATAATGAGAATTACCAGATCCTATATCAATATTATTATTAACTTCTAAAATTACCGTGGCTGAATCATAAATTAAACCAGATTCACCATTAATATTACCCGGAGTACCAGTAGCAGTAAGTACATAATTATCGGTATTATTACTAATAGTTACTCCATTTAAAGCATAAGAAGCAGTTGTAGCAAAAGAAGCACTTAATGTAAACGAGGCAGTTGTAGCTAATGATGCTGTAAGAGCTCTTATGGCCCAGCTAGCTGTTCCTAACAATGAACCAGTATAACCATATAAAGAACTTACTGATCCAGTAAATTGAGTATCCCCTATAACTCTTAATTCAGGAGCGATTGAACCTGATAATACAAGAGCACCTGTTATAGATAAATTTTGATTTAAATTATTAACAAAAGAGGCTGTTAAGACGTTTTGGGCCCAACTAGATGTTCCAAACAATGAACCAGTAAATTGGTTTGCTTTAACTATAGAAGCTGTAATGTTATTACTAACACTTATAGAACCACTTTGTAAAGTTAATGATCCTGTTCTTTGTATTATATCACCACTTGTTCTAAAAGTAATTACATCAGGATCAACTGAAGAACCAAACCAAAATTCATCGTATGCTGAGGGTGACCCATTATCTCCTACTCTAAATTCAAACCTACCAGCATCTTGGGTACTTTCAATATGTTTAATATATCCTATATCGTTTTGGCCAGGAGTAGCAGCAGGAAAAGATATAGTGGCTTCTCCAGATGAATTTTTCCATATAGTTAAAGTTCCCCCACTACTGGCTGAAACTCCTATCTGAATATTATTATATATAAGAGCATTACTAGCAGTAATACTTCCTGAGAGATAAACACTTCCTGTAGTAATTGAGTCAGTTGTTACTAAATGAACAACATTTTCTATAAAACCACTCCCACTTTTTTTAATAAAAGCTCTACCATCAAAGGTATTAATAGCGATTTCACCTAATTCTAATGAACCTGTATCTGGAACTTTACCAGCGACGCCGCTGCGTTTTAATTTTACTACTTGTGCCATATATATGGATGTTTACTCAGTATTTACTGCGTGTATAAATAGAAAAAAGTCCCGAAAAAATCGGGACTTTTAAAAAGAATATATATAGAGGGTTAGAAAGTTCCTCCGTCAATTACATTTGAAACACTAAATGTATTATTTCCATTAGATTGTAATATAGCTCCATCGACACCTTGAGCTACAGAAACAATTCTATCATTGCCATCTAAATGAATAAATCCGTTATCTGTAGGGTTAGAAGCAGCAAATTCAGATAAACGAAAAAATGTTCCTCCACCTATTAAATCTGTGGCTAAACCAGATTTCCAATAATTACCTGTAGTATCCCATAGTAAAGAGCCTGTTTGGTTGGTAGATGTATCGTGAACTAAAATACCTGCGTCTCCTGCAGCATCAGCACCATTTAATACTATAATTCTGTCACCTATTTCTACTGCGGTTGAATTAATAGTAGTAGTAGTACCATTGACAGTCAAATTACCAGCAATAACAACATCATTAGGTAATCCTATTTGAATACCTTGTGCTCCGTTAGCAGTAACTTCTATTTCATTAGTAGTACCTACAACTGAGGCACTTTTTAAGTAACTTGAAGTAGCAAGAAGTAAATTAGTTAATGCAGGAACACTAAGAACACCAGCAGTAGCAACTAACTGAGTCCCAGCTACCGCTGATACTAAATCTGCTATTGATTCTTTACGAGAGTCACCTGTAGCTCCCCCATTAATAAATGGGATATAATCAGTTCCTACTGCTACAGCAGCTTCAGTAAGATCACCAAAATTAAGTGCTATAGTAACAGCAGCAGTTTCAGTACCACTATTACTAATAGTAGTACCACCATTAGTAGCGTTAGCAATAGTAGCAACATAATTACCTGTGGTATCTGTACCTAAAGCAACTGAGTTAGCTTGAATAGTTGCTACACCTGTACTAGCATTAATTAATATATCTCCACTAACTCCTGCCCACGAAGATGAATTAAAATAGGTAGCTAAAGAGCCTGAGTTAACCCTTATTGTAATTGAACCGGCGGCATTATCAATACCAATACCCCCACCTGCGGTAAGAGCTGAAGCTGTTGGAGAAGCTCCTGTACTACCTATAAGTAATTGACCATTAGTTAGGGTAATTTGTTCAATAGGATTAGTACCATTACCTACTAAAACTGCTCCGTCTGTAAGGGTACTTTGACCAGTTCCACCATTAGCAATACCTAAAGTGCCTACAAATGATCCAGCAGCTACTGGTAATTCTACAAATGATGAGCCATTATACCTATAGAATTTATTATCACTTGCTGAGTGTATAAGTAAACCTTCAAAGTTATTATCTAATGAAGATCCTAAAGCAGGACCATTACTTATAGATTCTATCTTAGCATAAGGTAAAGAAGGAGAATCACTTGCTGATGCTATAAAAAATGTTGATTTTAACCCGTTTAAAGAGCCGGTAGCTAATAACAATTCACCTTGAACTAAGGTAGGAGTAGTAGTTACTAATTGACCTAGACCACCTCTTTTAATTTTAATTACTTGTGCCATAATATTTTATGTTGTCGTATACGTTGTTGATTATAATCTATGAATACATATTAAAACGTTCCTAAATCCAATGTACCTCTTAATATAATGTCATCTACAGATAGAGTACCCGAAACATTTAAAGATCCTGTAATATCTACAGCACCTGTTATAGCAAATACACCACTCTCAGTGATGAAAAGAGATAAACTACCACTATCGTTAACTTCTAAAAGTGACCAATAGGGGCCAGCAGATCCACTAAATAAAATAGTTCCGCTAGCTGGGGTTATTATTATGTCTCTTGTGTATAAAGGCAAGGTTATAGTCTTATGTTGTTGTTAATAAATATAAAGAACTAAAACCAGATTAATTTTAAAAGTTACTGAATTGTTTCTAGTTTGGGGACATCAGTTCGTTCACCTTTTATCTCCCAATAGAAATGATAGGTTTCTCTGTTGTCACCACAACCAAAATGAATCCAGTTACTTTCAAATTTTTTAAAATATATAGGTTGCCACTCACCTATAGGAGTAATTTGAACAGAAATAGTTTTTTTATTAACCATTGCTCTCCATTCAGAAGGAAGTAATATTTTTAATTCTTTAGATTCTCCTCTACAATAAATCCCGTGTTCAGGCCCTTCTAAAGCACCATATACTAATCTTTTTCCTTTACGTGTAGGATGGGGAATATCGAAAGATTTTACTCTTGCTCTAATAGTTCCATCCGAAGATATATCTTGAGTTATAAGTTGAGAACCTGTTATAATTAAAGGACCAGTTATTATAGTACTTCCGGTTATTAATAAAGACCCTGTTAAAGCTAGTATAGAATCAGTTCTGTAATATTTAAATTTAATAGAAGAAGTTTCAGTTAATATAATACCACCAGCAGGGGTAGTTGAACTAGTTCCATAAAAAGTTACTCCATTAAGTTGGGGATGAGCATTAAGAGGGATATCTGGGTTAAACCCAAATAATACATTTACAGATTCTCCTGTAATACTTTGTGCTAAAATAATTCCACTACTGCTAATATTTCCACTTGCTGTAATGTTGTTTCCTATTTTTAAATTACCTGCTATATTAGCATTATTGGTTCCTAAACTAGATACATTACCTATAATTAAACTATTAGCTTTAGATAACGAAGAACTTACATTTTGTGTTACATTTAATGATTGTAGTACATTTAAAGAACTACTAAATGTAGATTGCCCATAGGATAAAACTAAAGTTTCATATGGGGCTTCACCTTTAGCATTTGAAGTATTAAATATTAATTTACCTATTACACCTTGACTAGTTATATCAGTGACTTTAGCTACTATATTTGCTACAGAACCTGAAGCATCAATTGATTTAAAACTGGCACTATTAATAGCAAAAGTTATTTTTCCTGCTTCGTCTCCAGTTTCTGCTCCTGTTGTTGTTCTACTACTACGAAGTAGTATCTCAGTTCCAGTAGTATCATCTTTAGTTGTTAGTAAGTCAAATGTTTTAGAAAAATTATCACGTCTAGAAAAACCTATACCTACTCGTGGTTCATTATTAGAACTACTAATATGTAAAATATCAATATCAGCTGATCCTGAATTAATTTCTTTAAATATTAATTTTCCTTGTGATGTTACTTCAGTAGAAAATCCTGATTGACTTACAAAACTTAATACATTTGAGTATAAGTTTAAAGACCCTGAAGAAATAATATTTAAATCAAATAAATTCATAGTTTAATATTGGTAAATTTCATAAGGGATAATAATATTTACATTAGCATTAGCTAAATTTCCTGTTTGAGAATTAATAGCATTTCTAATAAAGGAAAATTCAATAAAAGTATTATTATTTATAACACTCCAAAATGAAGTATCACTTGCTATATTATGGTTATAAAAAAATTGGGGAAGACCTTCTCCTAAATTATTTAAACCTGTAAATGATACATTACCTGTATCGTACTCAAAAGAGTTATTATATAATTCCCCATTACCTACTACAAAACTTGGAACTAACCTTAACTGGAGAGAAAAAATAGAAGGGGAAGAACTTCCTATAGGATTATAAATTATTGTAGGTTTAATTTCAATAGCACTTATACTTTGAGTAACTTTAAATAGACTAGAATTACCATAAGAATTAGAATCTAAAGTTAAATTTTCTCTTATTACTCCTTTAATTGAATGATGTCCTGAGGAAATAGTTAATATTTCAAAACTGCTTGTAGAATTTAAAGGAGCTTTAAAACTTAATGTAGTAGTATGTGACTGACTTGTGTAAATAGCATTACTAGCACTTATAATAGAAGCAGTAATAGGAATAGTAGTAGAAGAACCAGCAATAGTAACTTGTTGTAAAGTATGAGCAGTTGTAAACCCACTTCCTAATGAACTTGTCCAATATAATTGACCTTGAGTAGAATCCCATACTACTACTCCTTCCATTTCTCCATTAATGTTTTCAGGAAGGTTAGCAAACTTAATGACTGGACTATTAATTATAGTAGAATCGGTAATTTTATTACCACTTATTAATAAAGTAGTTCCTGTAATGCTACCTGTAACTAATAAAGAACCTGTAACTTGATGGGTATCATCACTTGAATCACCAAATTTAGTAGAGCCTGAAGAAAATGATTCAGTAAAATATGATACTGAAGATGAAACTATAAATTGTTTGGCTATTAAATTACCATAGGTTGTAATATCACCTGTAGCAATAACTGAACCACTGATATTTAATGTATGAGGAGTATAAGTTAATCCTGCTTCTGCGGTAAATGTTCCATTACCATTAGAAGTGATTACTCTATTATTAGCATTGTTTTCTAAAAATGGGCCAATTATTCTTGTAAGACCTGAAATATTTTCAGCATATAAAGTTTGACCTGACCCTGAGTTATATATATCACTTTCAGCATAAATTACACTTTGTATTGTAGCATCTCCTGTAACTACTATACTACCTGTAAATTCGTGTAAGTTACGGCCTGTATAATCTCCGGCTCTGACTGATCCTTCTACTAGTAATCCATATCCATCAAAATAATGAGTAGAAGCAGAAGCATATTTACTAGCACTATTAAAAGAAAAAGAAATTATCTCTTCAGCATCATCTACTATAAGTGTAGTACTATTAACATCTCCTTCAGGGTCTCCTAATTGGATATAATTGTATCCTCCTTGTTTTTTTCCGGCAGAAAGAGCTAAACCATCATCTGTGTATACTGAATGGATAGAACCTCTTTGAACATATGAACCAGTTAAATATAAAGTTGAACCATTAAATGATAAATTAGTTTCAGCATTTAATGTGTTATTACCATTTGAAGTAATTATTCTATTATTAGCATCATTAGTAATTCTTATAGAATCAGCAATAGAAGAAGAAGTTGCTCTAGATGCAGTTCCTATTAAATCTCCTGTAAATGTACCTTTAAATGATCCTGTATTACTTAAAAATTGATCAATTCTATTTGCTGTCAGAATAAGAGAGGGAATAGCAGGAATACCATCTGGTCCATCTGCATATAATCTTACGTCAGTATCTGGAGAAGACCACATTAATTGGTAATAATCACCAGCAGCAGCATTTACATAAAAGTTCCAAGCAGCTACCGATTTTGCATTATTTCCAGCTAATTCAAGAGTTGTAGCAGTATTAGCTAAATTGATTCCATTTTTTCTTAACCAAATATATATATTATCTATTCCCGCATCAGTTTTTTCAACCTGAGCAGAAAATTCAATATTATATACACCAGCATTAAGTACTTTAAGATATGTGTTATAAGGATTAGTAGAACCTGAAATTAATACTCCATTACTAATGTCTGTTGTATTAATAGACATTGAATTAGGAGCATTTGCTACGGGGTTAGTTTGAATAGTTGTATCATAAAAACTGCCATAAGATCCAGTAGCTGTATTATATCCTCCTGATCCCCCAGTGGAACTAATGGTAACTTGGCCTAAACCACTTAAAGGAGATAATGAAATATTAGGACCAGCTATAATTTGTGTTACACCTCCGTTTAAAGCGGTTTCAGCCGTAACGGCATAAGTAGCATAAGAAGCCGTACCTATAAAATTAGGAGCAGTAATATCTCCAGCAGAATAAATTCCGAGACTTGAACTAATACTATTTAAAGCAGCATCCGAGCCGGATACTACGACTTTTTTCCAGTTTGGCATTATTTATATTCTACTGCGGTTAGATACGAACATTTCGCCTACTTCCCTTACTTTTAAGAGCCAACAATAGTGCGGGTATAACTATAATTAAGGCTTTACTTCTTGTAATGAATTAATTTTTTCTTCTAATTTTTTTAAAAGATTAGAAACAACGTGAGCATCTCTACCATAAATTTGAGTATTATGAGTAGCAGCTATTAAAAATTTAATTTCTTGGGGGTCTAATTTAATTTGAAACATTATTATTAATTTTTTGTATATACATATAAAGAAAGGGTGCCAAAAAATGGCACCCAATCAATTTTTGTGTAATTTTATTATGAATAAATCCAAATATCTCCAGTATTAGTATTTATATGCATTTGACCTGCTCTATAAGTATCTGTGGCTCCAAAATTAGTAGGGATACTTGAGGGACCTGCGTTTGAAGAACTTATAGTAACTACAAATTCTGTAGTTGCTCCAAGAGTTATACTAGCAGCATTGCCTGCTACTGAACCACTTCGTGTAAGTGCCCAACGATTAGCATCAGGATCATAATAGAAGGCACTACCACTTCCACCCGATGTAGTTTGAACTATAATACCACCCTCAGCTGTAGGACTACCTAAACTTCCACTATTTAATAATATAAATTTATCTTCAATTGCTAAATTATCAACATTAATATAGGTAGCAGTTCCATTAACTATTAAATCTCCTTTAACTACTAAACTTTCAAAACCTGAACCAGTTTGAGAAGATAACAGGTAAGAACTAGTAGCATTATTTAGTGAAGTAATTGATGAATTATACGTGGTATCATAAGTAACTTGACCAGTTGTAGTATTATATACTAATACATTTGAACTATTAGTATTAGTTAAACTATTTATAAATAATGAACCCGTTATTTGGGTTGTTTTGCTATTACTACTACCTGAAAGATATATATGATAATCAGTTGCATCACGACCTATAAAGAAAGCATTTTTACTAGGAAATGTAAGAGCACCTAAATTAGTAGCAGTTATATTACTTAAACCTACATTATTTGTTGAAGATCCTAGTATTAATTGATCAAGAGAAATACCACCACTAATAAATAATTGATGGATTGAAGGAGTACTATTATAGGATAACCCAACATCTTGGGATATCATATCAGACGATGATAAAATTAATATAGGACGAATTGCTGAGTCTCCTATAGCAGGAACATTATCAAGTTTAAGAGTATTAAAGGTAACATTATCAGTACTAGCACCTATAGTAATTTTTTTAGTACCTATGTCTGAAACAACACTAATACCAGCAGTTCCTCCAGTGAATGAAGCAGTTTGATAGGATCCTATACTAAATTGGCCTCCTGAACTACTAATTACAAATCCAGCAGAAGCACTTGATTGTAAAAGACTAATGTCACTTGCATTAGTAGTAATTCTGCTTGCTAAAGAAGAAGAAGTTGAGGTAAAAGCACCAGAAATTTCAGTAGCAATTTGGGCTGAACTGCTTAAAATACCTCCACCAGCTCTTATAGTTAAAGTATTAGTATTTGAAGTAACACTAAGTCCTCCTGCACCTGAAATAATTAAAGCCTCACTATTAGTTATAGTAATAAGATTATTATCACCACTAGAACTAATTTTAAGTTCATAGACATCAGCATCGGCCGCTGTAATGTAATCAGCATTAGCTATATAAACATTGCCATTACCATCAATAACAAGAGGGGTACGTTCACCTATACTATCTGTAGCTATATTAAGTTTTAAAGCTCCAGATACTTGTAAACTACCAGTAAATTGGTGAGTATCATCACCTGAATCCCCAAACTTATTAGATCCAGAAGCAAATGATTCAGTATAATAATAAACAGATGAAGATACTACAAAATTTTCAGCAACTATATCTCCTGTAAGTTTTAAAGTACCACCAATATTTTGAACAGCGTTATCGGCTAAATTTGTATAAACAACATTACTTAGATTAGTTAACCCACTGCCATCTCCACTAAAACTTCCACTAAAAGCACCACTTACTCCAGTAGCTAAAGTAAAATTAACATTAGAACCACTAACAGCAAGTGAACCTGTTATAACGGCTGAACCACTAAAAGGAAATCCAGCTCCTGTTCCATTACCTCCTGTTCCTATTCGGCTTTCAATAAGGTTTATTCTTTCGTCTAAAGTTTCTCCAACATATTGATAAGCTGATAAATATACTCTACCATTAGTTTGGTCAGCTATGGTAGTATTAGCTATAACAGAAGATGTAAATTGAAAAATACCAGTTTTATAATCAAAATTATAGAAAGAGGAATCAATTTCACTAAAAGAAGCCCCATTATTAGAATAATAAGCTACTATTTTATAACCAGGAGTAGCAGCTTCAGTAGTATTGGTAGATAGGGCAGGTATAGAATATTTAGGTGATATAAAATTAGTTTGCTGATTTGTAGCAATTAATTGTTCACCTACTGAGGTTAAAGATGATCCAGAAATAAAAAACCAGGCTTCATCACCTACGATAGCAGTTTGGCCCTTAGTTAATTTATGACGATACCAATATCTTAATACATCATTTCCTGTAGAAGTAGAAGAAATAGTAGATCCTGTAGTATAATAATATCCATCTTGAGTTGAACCTGAAAAAGGTAAACTCGAAGTAGGAATATAATTAGTTTGGGTATATATTTCGCCTGAGCCTAAATCAAATACTTGTGTAAAAGCTTCTTGACCATCTGTTAAAGTGTCTAAAGTATATCTTCTACTTTGAAGTGTTCTATTTGATTTTTTAGTTAAATCTATGGCCATTTTTCTATAGGTTTATCTTTTGTTTTATGATCCTGCTGAAACTGAAAGGGTTTGAACAGCAGTTGTTGGTTCGGCTTTATATCTTATTATAACATAAAATTCATCATAGGTAGAACCATTCATATATACCGCGTTAGCATTACTAATTTCTATTGTATAAGTAGTCCCTGAAACTGCTCCTGTTCTTATTCCATAATAATCTATAGCAGAACCAAATGGGTTAGTCCCGTCAGTTGAGGCACCAATATTTAAAGTTCTTAGACCTGTGGTGTAATAAGGATCAAATAATCTAGTTCTAGTAAGACCATTTTGACCATTAATAGCACTTTCAAATACAATAGCTACAGCAGGAGATGTTGTGGTAGAAGTATCATCCCAGGCTATTAAAGTTTGCCCTAAACTTAAAGTAAAAGTATTAATAGCACTAGTTCTTTGGAATTTTCTTACATAATATTTAAAAGTATCACCATAGCCTGAAGGATACCAATATGTTCTAGAACCACCAGGATATACTAAATAAGCAGGTTTGACTTGAAGTTCTTTAGCAGCTAATCTACTTCCTGAAGTAAAAGCCGTTCCTGTAAATGATAAAATATTATCATTTAATATAATACGATTACTTTCATCATTAAAAGTTTCAGAAGTAGCAGTAGGAGTAAGAACTGCAGGAAAGTTATAATATGCCATACTTCCTGAAGAAAGTGGTTGGCCAAATTCTCCAGCTTTATGATATTGGAAAATTTGATCAGAAGTATTAGCAGAATTTGATCTATCTCGAGAAGTATTAGTTGCTGTAAAAGTGGTAGGAGATATACTAGTAGCCCCAATACTAGTACCGGTAGCGGTAAAAGAAAGACTAGCAGAAAGCTGAATTACGTCTGAGGCTGAAGGGTAAGTAGATGTAGATCGAACAACACCATTAGAACTAAATATAGCATTAGAGGTATTAATTAAACCACTAGAATTAATATTACACGATGAAGCCCCGGGGGATATACTACTGATAGTTACTTGGGCATCACTATCACTAAAAAGGTGATTTATATTTGATTGGTATAGGGGATCAAAAGCTCCACTAATTCTTTGTCTTATAGACCACGTAGCAGTTCTTAAATATGGGGCTCCACTTAAACTATTAGATACTGCGGTTAAGGATGAAGTTTGTAGCGTATCAAAATAAATAGTTTGAGATAAGCTAGTATCTATAGTAGTTACAGGAGCATAAAGGAATCGAGCTCTAGAAATTATGGGAGAAGAATAACCAGAAGATCCGCTACTAATTGATATAGAAGCACTTAACTGATAAAAACCACTTGAACTTATATTAGTTAGTAAAGGCCCTCCAAGACCAGTAAATAATGATTGGGAAAAAATACTAGCAAATTTAGCATCTTGATATTGAGCAGGGATAACAGCGGGATTAGTAGTATTAATTTTACCTAATGTTAATCCCGTGGCTGTTGTGCCAAAAGTATTAGTAGTTAATAATTGTTCAGATCTTGAGGTAGCTGTAGTGATTCTTGAATTATTGTCTTCAAAAATCCAATTTAAAGTTCCAGAAACATTAAAAGCAGTAGCATTTCCACTTGTAAGTTCACCTAAACCAAACAATTGAGCATCAGCTGATGAAGATACATTAGTAGATCCCCCAGCTACACTAGTATATTTTAAAGCATAATTAGCATTATATTCAAAGCTACTATTAGTAATATTTCCGAAAAATGTAGTTCCAATACTGCCAAATCCCCTGCTTATAGTATATAAAACTGAAGAATTAGTAGAACCCCCAGGTATAGTACCTGTTATAGCTCCTAATGTACTAACAGCTGATGCTGAGGTAGTAGAACTAAAAGTTTTAGTATTAGGGGTAGGAGATGGAGCAGAGGAACTTAATAATCCTGCTAAAAATCTTAATATTTCAGAAACATCTGTGTTAGCATCAAAACTATTAAAGAAAGAACCTTGTAAATTTTGGCCCCAAGCGTTTGAAGTAGGGTATCCTACATTATGATTATAAAAATAAGCAGATTGACTAACTACTAAGGCATAATTATTAACACTTTGGGTAGCTACTATATCTACAGCAGCAGGGGCAGCAGCTAAAGTAGCAGCTCCAGTAATGAAAACATTATTTGTAGTTCTTATATTATCAGTAGCAAATTCTGTGAAGAAACTATCACCACCCCCACCACCTCCATAAGAGCCTGTATAATAAACCTTACCAGTAGTAGTATCATATACAAGGGTACTAGTTCCAGCACCACCAGTATTATTAGGGATGTTTTTAACAATTAAGTCACCACTGGCACTTATATTAGCTACTTCTATTGATGAGCCAGATACTAATACTTTTTTCCAATTTGCCATTTAGGTTAGTCTTTTAAATTTTGTATAATATTTTGAAGTTTTACAGCTAAGTTGTATACTATTTGAATATCTTGACCTTTAAAATCAGATCTAGCTATTAAACTAAGCATATATCTTGCTTCTTCGTATTCAAATTTATTTTCGTCTTCAATTTTTTCTTCTATTTGTTCTTCAAATATCTGAGATTGGTTAGAAATGTTGTCTTTTTGAGTTAAATTTTGTTTAATTTCTTTAAAAGTAGCCATAGAACTTAAAATTTTCCACATATAAATATAATTTTACTTATAAGCCAACAAATAATTCATTGTTTTTTATAATTATACCTCCCTCTACAACTGAGGGGAAGTTGTTAAAGTTTTTTAATGAAAAAACACCATCATTGTTGACTTTTAAAAGTGTTTCATTTTGTTTTTTAACTAAAAATATATCTCCTCCCTTATCTTGTATATCTAATGATAAAGAAGCATCATCTATGACAACATTTCTTCCATATTTATTTTGAATATAAGTGTCATAAATTAACCAGTCATCATTTTCAATAGCATTAGTATTACCTCCGCTTGTTGTAAATGAATAATTTTGAGAAGGTAAAAGGTAAGTTGCTCTTTTAGAAGAAACAGGATCTTCAAGTATAGTAGTAGTTTGATTTAATACAAACTGAGATTTACTATACCCTAATTTATAGTTAATTAATTTCTTTTGAAGGTTTTCGGGCACTATATAACCTTGTAAATTAAGACTAAAATTAGCCCTAACTATTCGGTTATCATCACTAGTCAATTCATTTATATTAGTGAATTGATCAATGGTAGCCATAAATTTAAATCTTTCAGGATCACCCCAATAAGCATCTGAGGCATAGTTAATAGCCTCAACGATTTTGTTTAATTGAGACATATAATCTGTCCATATTATACCACTATATGTGATATTAATATAATCAGGAACTACTACAGCACTAAGTTCTCTTTGAGGTATTCTGTTATTTAATATATCAAAACTATCGTATTGATTTTTTTTAGTATATTTTTCTTGATATGAAACAAATAATTGGGGGTTATTAGCATCTAACTTATTACCTAAATCTCTTCTTTTTTCTATAGACTCTCTTTTTACCATTACAAGAGGCGTCTGAATCTTGCCAGATTTATCGCGATAAAATCCATCTTTCTGCGCTAATTTCCAACGTTCTCCCGAACCATACAAAACCGGCACACTAACCATACTTCCGTTGGAAATAACGGCGGGTTTTATAATATTATCAAAATAATAAAATATAGCTTCATCTATAACTTCTAAACCAATACTAAATTCTTTTAATTTAGAATCATTTTTACTAGTTTCTTCTGCTCTATTAATATGGGGCCTATTATCAGGAGATAATCCTAAAGCAGGCATAGTAGGATCTCCACCTGGACTAAAAACCCTAGTTATATCAGAATCTGAAGAATTATTTTCAATATGGGCTTGTGAAATCTCATATTGTCTTGCTACACGAGGTTTTTTAGTTATTCTTTCAGACATTAGCTATATAATTGATCTCTAGGATTAGCATTAGTTTGTTCAACTTTAGTAGTCGATGGATAAATATTAGACCTAAAAGGAATTGTATTAAGAACTTCAATTCTTGATTTAACTCCTGTACAGATTATTGAAAGAGAATTTCCAAAACTATCAGTATCTTTATTCATAGAATAATCTGGAACTTTACCTACTATAAATTGATTTTCTATAATACCTGTAAATTCAAAATAATCATTATTGAATAATACTACATCACCAACTTCAGGAACTAAATTTAATTCAACTAAAGTATCACGTAAAAAAGCAAAAGTTATTTCTTGGCTGGTATTAGGACCAAATTCGGTTTCAGTCCAAGTTTGGTCTTTTTTGGTAATAAGAGAAGGAACCAATAAAGGTTCATAGTAAATTTTTTTTTCTGCTTCTCCATATACATTAGTAGGAGTATCAGGTAAAACATATTTGTAATACCCTATCTCTGTTTGAATTATATCATTTAATAATTCTTTATTCATTGTTCTAAACAATGATACATCTCGAGATCCTCCAAATAATGGCATTATATTCGTTTTAAAGTTTCAGGTCTAAATACAATACTTATTAACCCTTGGATACGTTTTTCAGGATCACCTGCGTTAGTTTTAGTTATAGTAGTTTTAAAAAAATCTAAATCCTCTTTAGGATCATTAGATCCTATAAACTTAATAGAAGCTTTATGAACTTCTTTCCCATCTTTTCGAGTCTTATTATATCTTTCCCAGTTATCAGGAGTAGTACTTTTTAAAGTAACTATTTTTCTTATACCTCTAATACCATTGCTAATATCAGTAAAGTTGCTATCTTTAGAAGATACAATTACCATATCAACAGAATATATGTTAAGTTGTTCTAATATTAAGTCTGTAAGTTTCATTAGAAAATATAAATAGAAGGATAGGGAACTTTCCCTAAAGAATCCTGTAAGAATTGAGATTCTTGAGAACGTCTTTCTAATGCTTTAAGTCTTGAAGACTCATCAAACATTAATTTTAGTTCTTCAATTAAGTTTTGTTTTTCAGTGGCTGCTTCTCCTCTTAAAGCTTCAGCATTAGTAGATACTTCACTACCGGGAATCGGTATTGTAGAATATTTACCCCTAACATTAGCTAACATTTCTTTAGCTAAAGTTAAAGTATATCGATAAATCCATTGTCGAGCGGGAGCATTTACATCTTTATATGTTATCTCAACATAAGGAACGTTAGAAACATCAGATACAATCGCAGATCCACTTTGACGTAATGGATTATTTCTATCTGCTTTAACTATATAATCAAAATATAAAGTATAATCACGATTAGGAATAGGGAATATCTTTAATTGATCATTATTTATTACTTCAAAACTATAAGCAGATTTTCTAATCTGGTCATTTAATTCAATTGCTTGTATTTTAAGTAAATCAAAATACATAGGCATTAACATAAAATTAACACCAGGAGAATAATTACCAAACCCAAAGGCCTCCATTAATGACTGAATACCTGTTCCAGTTCCAGCATATGGGTCAAAATATCTTACAATAGCAGGGGGCGAATAATGATAAACTCGTTTAATTTCTATAGCTTTACCTGATTCACTTACATTAGCCCATAATTCAGTTAAAGAATAACGTTGTTGACCTGTGGTTATACTAATGCTTCCAGTTTTATAATTAATATTACCTCCACTTCTTGCTTCAGATCCATAATTTTCAGCAATATCAATTAATCTACCTAAATTAGGAGTAATTAATTGACCATTTAAATTTTCAGTAGTAGAAGTTCCTTCTAAAGTTCCTATATTTTGGATAATTTGGTATTGATAAAGATATTGCCCGTAAGTAGTTACTGCTTCTTCAAAGCAAGTATAAAAATTTACGTCTTGTAATTCAATATCTACAATAGGGTATCCTAATCTTTGATCACACCACGTAGCAACTTTATCAGCATCCGTTCTAAATGAAGTATCATTATTATAAAACCCAAAAGGAGTAGGATTAGAAGCACTTACAAATGAAGAGGAGCCAGGCCAAATTGCTATAGTTGCCATATAATATTATTTAATTATAAATATAATAGTTAGCTGTAGTCTTTAAGTAATTCAAATATCTCATCTAAAGCTTCGTGTCTGTGGTTCTCTTTAAGAACTATTTTATTAACAAATCGAGAACCTTGTAATTTAGCTATCTCGTGTATAGCAGAATCATTTTTATATTTTAAATCAATTTGTTGAGTATCACCCGTAAATATCATTATTGAATTTTTACCTAAACGTGATAAACACATAGATAATTGCTGTTTGGTTAAGTTTTGAAATTCATCAATTATACAAATAGCATCTTCAAATGTTCTACCTCTGAAATGAGTTAATGAAACTAATTCTATATTTTCTTCAGCTTCCATTTTTTGAAGAATATCAGGCTTATTATAAACTTTTCTCATATTAGAACGAATAGGAACTAACCAAGGTTCAAGTTTTTCTTCTAATGATCCTGGTAAAAAACCATTGTCTTCACTAGAGACAGTGGGCCTAGTTATTACAATTTTATTTACAGAACGTTTAAAAAATAAATCTAAAGCTACTTGAACTGCTAATAAGGTCTTTCCAGATCCAGCTTTACCTATGATAAAATTGAATGGTTTTTCTATAATTTTTTCTTTAGCTAATTTTTGTTCTTCAGATAATGAAATTGAAAACTTAATAGGTCCTTTAGGGGGAGTCTTTTCTATATTTTGTCTTGACATAGAGAACATTATTTTATTTATTTATAAATATAAAAAAAGGGCCGCTTTCGCGGCCCTTTCTGTTTTACGTTCTTAAGTTAATTAGATCTGGTTGAGATCGTGAACAATCAACTTACCATAGAAATCAGGACGAACCATTTTCTTAGCGTAACGGGTCATAATCCCTTTACGTGGTGTAAAGGAAACAGGATCGTACACAAGAGGAGTCATAATTAATGGAATATAAGGAGCAAACACAGCACCTGTTTCAAGGAACTGGCTACCCTTGTAACCCATTAATATAACGTTTTCAACCATATATGGGTTCTTGTAGACAGTGTATCTGTTGTTGATAGCACCGAGTTTCTGAACACCCATAGCATATTTAGCTTTATCACCAGGAGAATCAGCAGCAAATCCAGGAATAGATTCTAAAATTGTACTGACAGTGGGAGATACTACTAAGAAGTTAGCACCACCTCTTAAGGTTTTCTGGTGGATAGTGTTACTAATAGATTGGAGTTTAACACCAATGGTTTGGAACCAAGACATTTTGGTGTAGTACATACCGGCTCCAGAAGTTGAAATGGTAGCACCAGTGCTAGACAATTCTTTTGCAATTTGAACGCTGTAATGGTCAGTAGTATCAGCATTCTTAAGTAACATATCAAGAATTTCAAGGTCGATTTCCATTGAAATGTACTCAGAAAGGATAGAAGTTAATTCAGCTTCAGCATCAATGCTGTGGTAAGCATTGAGATCTTGAGCGAATTCAGGTGTCCATTGAGCTTTTAACTTACGAGTTTTAGCGGATACGGTATCACTTCTTAACTGGACATTAATTTCAGGAATGTCCATAGTAGAAACGGAACCATTACCAGCAAATCCGCTAGATACTCCACTCTTACCTTCTTCAAAATCACCTCTATCATCAAGATTGTCAGGACCAATGTGCCAAGAAGCAGTAACACTCATTACACCGGCAGCACCTGATACTAAGAATTCAATGTTAGAACCATTAACTCTGGTGTATTGGGAATAAACTCCAGCAATTTGTCCAGCAGTTGCTGAGGATACACTAAATGCTCTAATACCTTCAACATCGTATCCACTTAAAGAAGATGCAGGAACTTGAACAACATAGTAGGTACTAGTAAGAGCACCAAAAGTTTGACCAGCCTCACTCACAGAAGCAGAGAATTCATAGTCATAGTTCAAAATACCTGCTAAAGTAGCGGATGCAGAAGTAGCAGTTACGTTAGTGGTTCTTTCGTTAATAGAGTAACCAAATCTACCAGCACCATAGAGGCCCTGTTTAGTTCTTGAAAGAGAAGGGAGTTCGTTCTTCTTTTGATCAGAAGAAGCGGCATATAAGCTACCTCCGCTTGTAAAGTTAGGCTGAGAAGTGCCATACTGGAAATCTAAGTAGAAAATAAGGCCAGAAGGTAAGTTCATAGGTTGAACAGCTACGAGGTCTTTTGCTACGATTTCACCAAATACTCTTCTTACAAGAGGAAGAGCGACACCTGCCCAAGCTTCACTATTACCTGCACTGAATGAAGCTCCAGTGCCGGTAGAAGTTGCTTCAGAGACTAATTGTTTAGCTTGGTTCTCGAGGAGAACAGCCATATTTGATTTTTCGTTTTCGCTAGATCCTAATCCTTCTAATAAGCCGGTTTTTTCCCACTTAGAAACGAATTTTTGCGCTTCAGAGGAATAGGCTTTGTAAGGACTAGCACCTTCAAGTAATGAGGAAATGTTCATTGTTTTTAAGGTTTAATTTTTTTAAGGTTTAATATTTGCTAATTTTTGGAATCTTAAAATTGTCTGGTCTACTGATTCCGTTAAGACTTGTTTAGCAACAGGCTTAGAACTAAGTCCTAATCCTTCTTTAATAGAACGCTTTTCAATACCAGACATTGTAAAGCTTTCTTTGAGTGTGTTATAAACGAGTTTAGCTTCTTTAGGAGTAGAAGCTCCATCTAATGATTCAACTATTTTTAATTTTTGAGAATCAGTTAAATGATTTTCTTTAAAGAGTTTGTTACAATAAAGAAGTTTAGAGTTTAAAAGATTCATTTCGGAAATAGATTCTTTTAAAGAGAAGATAGTGTCAAGAGCTTCTTTAAGCTTCTTTTCGGTTTCTTCTTTTTCTTTTTCAGCTTTAGCCTTCTTAAGGCGAGCTTCTTCTAAAGCTTCTTCTAATTCTTTATCGTAATCAGATTTAGCTTCTTCCATTTTGTCATCTTCTTTGTCTTTACCTTCTTCAAGTTCAGCTTCGATTTCAGCTATAAGAGCATCTAAATCAAAAGCTTCTTCCATTTTATCGTCTTTATCTTCTTTTTTAGCTTCTTCCATATACTCATCATCATCTTCTTCTTCTAATGAAGCAAGTTCTGCCATAAGTTCTTCAAGATCGATTTCTTCTTCGTACATTTCTCCTTCAGAAAAATCTTCAAGATCATAATATTCTTCAGAATCAGGAAGTACAGATTCATCATCTAATCCTAAATCATCAGTAGCACTCATATATGCTTCATCATCATCTTCAAACTCAGGACCATCAAATTCTTCCTCGAGTTCTTCTTCTTCTAATTCTTCAGCTAATTTAGCTGAAAACATAGATTTAAGTTTTGAGTCGAATGCTTCTTCAAGTGCTAATTTAGCATTTTGAAGAGCAACTTCTCTTACAGCTTTTGCATCAGCAATAGCTTCTTTTAATAAGTCTTTTGCCATTTTACTTAAATTGTTTGGGTTTTAAATCCAGTAAATTTTATTACAGGAAATAGAGATATTATAAAATCTCTAATGGGATTTGTTATGTAAATCCAGTGACACTATATTTTAAATAGTGTATGTTCCAGAATAAATATAAATAAAAAATAAAAACCCAACAATTAACATTTACACATACCTGTGTTATCACAGATTATGTCTCTAATTATGTTATTGATTTTATTAAGGGAGGGAGAAGTGTATTCTTTATGTTCTCTAATAGGTTTCATAAAAGCACCTTTAGTAGAAGGAGTAGATACAAAGTCAAAACATAATAAATCAAAATCTTCTTGGACTAATAATGTTCCCTCATTGTTTTCTTTAACAGAACCCATACCTCTAGAAGAAATTCCAATAGTTATGCCGTTTCTAAATAATTCCTTTAAAATATTACCTGATGGGGTAGATAATATTTCTATTTCCCCACATACATCATTCCCATCCCACCAAATTTTTTTAACATTATGGGATACATTATTTAAATTTATAACAGATGAATCAGGATGATCTAACTCTCCTAAAGCGCGATTTTCATCAATAAGTTCTTGATATTTTTTTAATTCTCTTTCTAAAATATCTCGTTCATAAATTCTTCCGTTATGATTTTTTTCACCGGCTTTTTGAATAATACCTGATACTACTAAAGGAGCGTTTTCCTTTATAGAATTTTCAACTATTAATTTATCAACCCTAAAGGGAATATGTTCTGTGAGAAGTTGATTCATCGTCCTTGTCCTCTATATAGTTTTAAGTAATTTTTAGAATTTTTATGAGAACTTGATTTAGATTTAGAATGAACATTAGGATTACTTTTTTTGTAATCAGTTGGCTTAAAATCATAAGCGTTTATTTTTTTACCCATAACTTAATATTTTATTTTTTTAGGTTTTTTTCTTTTTGAAAAGGCAAATGGTGTAGCATATGCTTCAGACCCACCAGCAGAAAAAGAAGCACCTGTTCCTGTAGATGAACCTTCTTTTATATATTTTTTAATTATTTCACGAATTATATGTCTTAACTGAGAATAATTCATTGGACTATAGGTAAAGTTGAAGCAAAAGTATGGTTTTTTAATTCATCTACTAATTCATAGTAATTCATTAAATTAATTACATTATCATCGTGAATAGCAGACTTATTACACAATGGCTGGAGTAAATTTTTAACTTCGTTTAATTTAATTTGGGTAATTTGATCCGTTAAAGGAATTAAAGTAGTTAATTCTTTTTTAACTCCTTGTATTTCTTTGTTAAGAAAATCTTTAAATTTAGGGCTATCAGTAATGTTATAAACATATTCTTTAAGTAAAGAACGTTGTTTATTAGATAAAACTGAATATTTAGCATTAAACTTTTCTAATAAAAGTTTGTAAGCTAACATTTTGGTTTCTTTATCTGATTTTTGAAACTCTTCTAATATTATATTCTTTTCAGATAAAGAAGATGTTTTATTAGTGATATGTTCTAATACTAAGATTTTAGAATTAGCTAATATAATAGGGTTAGTATCTTTATTTTCTAGTAAAGTATAAATTGAAGCATATATTTTGTAATTGCTAATTTTAGCTTTAAAGAAATTATCTATATCATAATTTTCTTTTATACTTTTAACTAAATTATATTTTTCCTTTTTTAATAAAGATTTATTTAATTTGTTATAAGCATTTAAAAGTGTTTCTAATAAAACTGAAGCGCTGTTTTCTTTTTCAAACTTTTTATTTAGTAAAGTATGGTATATTTGATATTCTTTTAATATAAAAGAATTTTCATTAAAGTGCTTTCTAAGGATATATATAGCTTTAGGAGGTATATTAGAAATAGTCTCCTCAGTTATTTGTCGAGTTAAAAGCTCGAATAGAATCCCAGTATTTTTATACTTGGAATGTTTCATTAATTAATAAATTTATTCTAATATAAATATATCATAAATATAATAGACTCATTCATCCAGTATATTTTTCTCGTCTAACAATGAACTATTATGATCTTCAGTAAGAAGAACTTGTTTTCTTAAACGATTTAGGGCTAATTTTTTGGCCATCCTTGTGTTGTTCTCCAAAGCTAAAGAAGAAACATTAGAAACATTATTAGTTCTATCAGGGGTATCATCACCTGTTAAGCCCTTCTTACCAAGAGGATCACGGGAGAAATTTGAGTCCTCACTACCATAGCTAGATCCAAATTTCTTTTTAGGTCTTCCTGGTTCATCTTCATTATATCCATCAGGAACATCTTTAATTCCTTTATCTCTTTTATTAGAATAAAGGTTAGCTAAATCGTGAGGTGTTCCATATGATTCACCAGTTTCAATAGGATCGTTACCTTCGTTTTCTATTTGATTTAATCTAAAAGCAAACATAGCATCATCAAGAACTTTATCGTTTTCATCTAAAAGTTGTTCTCTTGAAATATTAAAGATATTTTTAGCAATCCATTCCTTAGAGAATATTTTTTTATCTAAAATTGAACTTGCCAAATTTACTTTATTAGTATATAACTCAGTCTTTTCTTGTTCAAATACAATTGAGGGGCCTGTTAATGATAATTCAAAATCGATCAATTGTTCATTTTCAAATCCTTGAGTATATAAATGAACTAGGGCTATTTTAGTTAGTTCTGATACTATAGTGCGCTGAAGTCGTTCTATAGTGCGAGCAAATCTAATATCCATAGCAGCTAATGTAGATTTACCTTCTAAATTTTCATCATACCCAATAAAAGCTTTAGGGATTTTTAATGCTGCTAGCATTTTATTTTTCAAATATTCAATATCTGTGGTTCCGTCATAGTCAAGACCTTTAGTAGTATCAATCTTTGTATTTGAATCTCCACCTCTTACTGGGATATAAAAATCCTCAGTCATATTTTGAATATTAAACTTTAAATTATAATCTCCTGTTTGTTGATCTATGTAAGGAGTCTTTTTCATCCTTGATATAGTATCATTCATAAAACTATCAATTTCATTAGGAGGTATAGCACCTACATTAATATAGAAAATTCGTTTTTCAGGAGCTCTCATAATACGATGGATTAACATCGCATCTTCCATTAACATTAATTGTTTAAAAGTTTTACGAGCAGGTTCTAAATAAGAACGACCATAAGGGAGATAATTGTTATCTGATAACAATCTAAAATGGGCTACTTCATAGTTTTCTAAAGCTAATTGATCGCGTTTTTGTGGAACCCCATATAAATTTCCCTGAGCTAAACCATTAGGGTCAATTATAAATTTTACATAATTAGGATTGTCAGGGTCCATTCCTTCTTCTCTTACTACTTGATAAACTGAGAGAGGGAGAACATTAAAAACACCAAATTTTTCTGAGATTTCTAATTTTAGATAAAAATCTCCATATTTACACATTTGGCGAACCCACGAAGGAAGATTAAATTCTATATTTAATACATCATAAAATAAATTATGAAGAATTCGTTTAATGTTTTCATTATTAGATTTAATAGTTAAAACATCTCCATATTCATTTTTTAAGGTAGATTCTTCAGAAACAATATCTAAAGTAGCTGCTATAATTCCATCATAATCCATAGCTTCATAATCACTATAAAGCTGAAGTCTCATAGAAGAGTAATTAAGAGTAGGATTATATTGTAATGAAGATCCTACAGGACGATGCAATTTAGTAAATCTATCATACAAAGAATTAGATTCTAAACTACCATATTTTTGTATTTTAGCAGTATCAATAATTCGGAGTTGTTTTCCTCCAACATTTCGTATAATAACATCTGTTGAAAATAGACGCTTTAATCGAGTAAATAATGTAGTATCCGCCATATTTAAATTTTATTATTCAATGTATAAATATTCATTACAGAAGCCAAGAAATATCTTCATTACTTCCATTAATGTTCATATTATATGAAGATCTAGGGTCATTATTTGTATGACCATAAAAAGGGTTATAACGCTTAACTGAAATATTATTTAAAACAGATTTAGTTAATTCTAACCCTTGTTGTGAGAATTTAAGAGCTGTATCTCTAACATAACAAGCAATAGCTAAAGACATAACTAAATCATCATTATAGCCTAATTGTGCTTCTGCACGGCCATTTCTCCAAACAAATGTCCTAAATTCTTCTAAAGTACGTTTAGATTGGATTTGGATTGTGTTTTCTTTAATATATGCATCTAGTTTAGAAAGAGCTAATGGACGAGTTTTTAAACTCATAGTAAACCCAGGAACCATTTTTGATTTATCAATAATATCATAACCTTTAGAAATATAACCATCTACATCTCGGGTATATTTTTCATCTTTAGGACTATAATATAAATTAGGGTAACCTACATTTATAATCTCTTGTAAAACAGCCCATCCAATATTT